ATGAAGAAGTGGATGCCGACAGACGACAAGTGGATCCCAACGGTCCTGCTCATCATCGGAGCCCTTTCGGGGCTCATTTTATTTGGCGTCGATTATGAGGGCATCGTTAAAGGCATGGTTTCCGGTCTTGCGGCTGTCGGACTGCATCAGGTATTCAAACAGCACTTGAAGATAGATCCGGGCACCTACAACGAGGACGACCTGGAAGACGAGTGGGGCGATGAGGAAGAGCTTTTCGATGAGATAGGAATACCAGAGACAGAAGGTGATGATTAATGGCATTACTGACCACAGAACAGCGAAAGAGACGTTTTGAATATCTCGGATTTGGGAAATACAGCAAGGAAAACATTCTGAAATTCCAGAAGAAAGCGTTCCCTAAAGACAGTGATGAACAGGACTCAAAGTATGGTATACACACGGACCGTGCTCTGAGGACTTTTTATAATGTGAAGAAATATGGTGGCGGTTATTTCAAACCGGCAGAGTTCAAATGCACCTGCGGGCACTGCTGCGGCTATCCGAGCTTCATGAAAAAGGTGCAGATAGAGCATCTTGCAAAAATAAGAAAGCACTATGGCAAGCCGATGATCATCACAAGCGGTCTTCGCTGTGCCTATGAAAACGATCGTGTAGGCGGTGTCAGCAACAGCGGCCACTTGACAGGCTATGCGGCAGACTTCTGCATCGAAGGAGTCACAGATACAGTAGCGCATCGTGTCAAAGCTCTTGGGTGGATCAAGAAGCAGACCGACCATGAGTTTACCTACGGCGCATATATGAGGGATTCCAATGGCCTTTACAGAACCGCAGATGGAATGGGTAATGCAATGCATACCGAGACTCATGCTCATGTAAAGACCACGCAGGACAAGATCTGTGATGTGGCAAAGAAGATAGCCGACAGCAGAAAGTACAGATACGTTTACTTCAGCGCTAAATACGGAAGCGAGTGTGCTGTCTGTCATCCGCACGGGGGCAAAAACCACGGCTGGCAGTGCATAGGCTTCGTCACTCATTGCTGGCACGCTGTTATTCCTGAGGTCAGATGCAGATGTGATTCCATCACAGATCAGCTCTACAATCGCTACCTGAAAGTGTCACTGTCGAGTGTCCGGAGGAGCGTTGCGAGCAGGTTAGGTATCAGTGCTGATGAAATAAAGATTCTTCGAAATAAAAAAGGCATCCCGTTATCGAAACTCAAAAGAGGCGACTGGATAGCCTATTACACATCATCCGGATATAAACATACGGGTCTTTATTTAGGTGATGGCAAGATTGCTGACTGTACGAGCGGCAGAACGCCGAATATCAAGTACGGCGCCGAGAGCTACACCAGCATGACGATCAAGCTTGCGATCAGATATGTGGGAGAGTAGGTGAGGCCAATGGACAAACAATCAATGATACTGACCATCATCCTCGCTATACTCGGATCTAACGGCTTCTTCGCTGTCATCCAACTCCTGATCACGCGATATGACACGAAGAAAAACATCAAAGGCAAGCTGGACAGACTTGAGAAGGACGGCCTCAGAACGCAGCTGCTGCTCATGATCCTATTAAAGCCGAGCGAGAAGAAGGAGATCCTCACTCTCGCACAGCATTACTTTGTGGATCTGAACGGCAACTGGTACATGACGGACATATTCGACAAGTGGCTGATCGAGCATGGCAACTCCAGACCGGAGTGGTTCAAGAAAGAGGAATAGCCCTCTCTTGGGAGGGAACGCTTTTACCTCCTTATAAATATATAAAGACGCAGAAGAAAACCGGACATGTCGTGTCCGGTTCTTTTGCGTTTTTGGGAAACCTAAAGGAAACCTTTTTGCACGATTTTTACATTTGCCGTGTTTTACTGATTACAAGGCTTACAGGCTAAAAGCGTTGGAATTTCAACGATTGGCATACAAGAGCAGACAAGAGGAGATAAGAGCATGCAAGGGGTTATTTGGGTTCGAGTCCCATGTCCTCCGCCACTAAAACCGTTGAAATCACAAGGTTTCAGCGGTTTTTTCATTTTCTGAGGAAACCCAAAAGTCACCTTTTTGCATATAATCTGCAATTCGCCTCGATGATTTTGTTTCCGACTCAAACAGATGCGTGTATATGTTCAGTGTAGTTCCGATGTTTGAGTGACGCAGTGCTGCGGAGATCTCAGCGATGTCAAACTCGCCTGAGGCATTGAGCATCGAAGCGAAAGTGTGGCGTAGTCCATGCAGCGTGACATCCGGCAAGCCGTGTTCCTTCGTAAATTCTTTTATCTGTCTTTTAGCGTAGTCCGGACGCATCGGCTCAGCTGCGTATTGGATAAGAAACGGATTCTCTATAAATGGATCCTCTTCATGCTCCTTCATCAGCTTCACGATATCATCCATGACAAACTCAGGCACCTTGATAACGGCTCTCGACCGCTCCGTTTTTGTGTCCTGTATGATGTCCTCGCATTTCATCCTGTGCCGGGTGCGCTTGATTGCTATGGTCGACCAGGTGATATTGACATCCTCATTCATTAGGCCCATTATCTCTGAACGCCGTAATCCGCAAAACAGCGCAAGCTCATACACGACCTTGAGGTCCTGCGTGGTATCCTTCAGAGCATCAACGAATTTTGGTATGTCCTCTTTTGTCAGCACCACGATCTCAGGCTTTTTCTGTTTCGGAATGACTACCGCATCACATGGATTGTAGGTGAGCAGTTTGTTCCTAACGGCCGTTTTATAGGATGACGAGAGCAGGCTCACATAGCCCTTTATGGTCTTTGGGGAAGCCTTCTTCGGATACCCCTTCCTAGGCTCTCCCTTCATCGCAGAGGCAATAAACTTCTCTATTTGATAAGGTGTTAGGTCTTTCGCTTTTATGCCCTTAAAAGCCAATTTTAAGCGTTTCGCGTATGACTCGTATCCGGTCAGAGTCGTCTCTTTGAGTCCCTTGATGCGCTGCACATCTATGTACGCATCGAGCAGATCTGCGACAGTCTCAGCTGTCATAGTCTGCAGACACTCTGCCTCAAATACGTCATACTGGTCCTTGGCGTTCTTTTTCCCGGTTATCGTGACGGTCTTCGTCCACTGCTTCCGGGTGCCTCGCGAAGCGGATCCTGTCGACACGATCAGCTTCGCTTTTGTTCTTGATAGGTATTTGATAGCCATTATGCGTGCCTCAACTTTTCTACTATATCCGGATCACAATATCCCTCGAGATCCTCACAAGTAATATGCCTCAGCTCATGCTCATAGGTTTCGAGCTGTTGCTCTCTGTTATAGCAAGGATTTATTACAATAGTGTAATAATCCTCGCCATCGTCAAACATTTTCACTAGAAAGCCTTTTGATGCTGGAGGCATATTCATGTAGATGACAGGTATGTCTTTCATTTTTTCAATCCTTCGACCATTCGTATAATTACATCCATATCCTCTTTAGAGATATCTCTGGTCGCGTCGAACAGAATTCTGAGATCGTCCCTGTTAGCGATCTCTTTAGCAAGTTCCGCTGCCGCAGGATCTATATAGTACGGAGCGTCATCCTCGAAGCCCATCAGATACGAAGGGGAGACTCCGAGTACTTCAGCCATCTTCTGAATGACACTCCTCTTCATGTTTTCCGTCTTGCCATTTTCATACTTTGCGATTGCAGACTTCTGTAGACCGACCATATCCCCAAGTTGCTCCTGACTAAGTCCGGCATCGAGCCTCAGGTCTCTTATCCTTCTTCCCATTTCGCTCATTGTTTTCTCCTTTTTCTATCGATAGCATACCTCACGTGATGTCCCAATTTTATCACACTATATTAAAGATTTTTCATATAGGTTGAAAAATTTTACACTTTTTTGTTGACAAGTGTCCTGACAGTCTATACAATAAGGGTGTCGAATTTAGACACAAACACAACATATATGAAGGAGGTGCAATTTGGATACGAACATGTTGAAGTCCGTTCTTGTAAAAAACGGGGACAACGTGGCTGACCTTGCAAGAAAGATGGGTCTCTCTCAGGCGGCGCTATACCGCAGATTTAATGGCGAGACGGATTTTGACTACAAGGAAATCAGGGCGATAAAGGAAATATACGCTCTCAGCCCGGAAGAAATCGACGCTATTTTTTTTACATCGTAGGTGTCGAATTTAGACACAAAAGGAGACGCTATGAAGCTATACACCGCAGATGAGGCCGCCGAAATCCTCAGCGTCTCAAAGTGGACGGTGTGGAAGTACGGCAGAGAGGGAAAGCTAAAAACAAAGAGGTTCGGCAGGACGGTCAGATATGACCTTGAAGGAGGTAATGATGAAAGCAGTAATGACGTGGACGGTAACGATAATGGCG